ACGCTAAAACCCATGAATATGTTGGGCAGCAGAAACCAGGATTCTTAGATGAAATTTCTTCTGGTAACATTAATTGTAATTTAATTATTTATGATTCTGTTGGGGCGTGCATTCCTCCTGGCGAAGATACCTCGGCTATTGGCAAAATGAATATGTCTTTGCTTGCCAGGTTTTTAACAACTACATTTAGAAAGCTATCTTTGTCTGTTGCTCGCGCTAATATTCCTTTTATTTGCATTAATCATAAAAGAGATAATATGGAGAAGTATGGAATGGATCATACTTTTAGCGGAGGAAATACTTATGCTCATTCATTAAGTGCTAACGTTTATTTTGAGAGAATTAACCGCAAAGACTCGGCTGTATTAGATAAGAATGAAGAGGTTGTTGGAACTTTAATTAGAGGAAGCGTGGAGAAGAGTAAATTCGGAAATTGGCCAAGAAAATGTGAATTTACCGTAGATTTTAATACCGGAGTAATAAACCTTCATGAAGAAATTGCTCAGCTTGCTATCAAGTATGACGTTGTGAAAAGGCCAACGTCAATGAGCTATGAGTATAAAGATCAGAAATGGGTTGGGGCTCCTAAGTTTAATTCGGCGATTTTAGAAAGCCCAGAACTTGCAGAAGAGCTTAAAAAAGAAATCGTCGAGGCCCGCAATGGCAACGTATCTAAGCAAAAAGAAGAAGCAGAACAACGCACAGTTCAAGTAGCGGAAAAAGCCGTTAGAGGCAGACCTAAAAAGTCAAAAGAGGAGTGACAAATAATGACAGACCAAGGACCATTTATGGCTGGAAATATGCCGAAACCAGCTAACAGATCAGCTAATAAGCCGGTATATCTGTTGAAGGCCGAAGACCCAACAGTTAAAGAAAAAGTAGTCTTATATAAAGTATCTTCTATAGATCGTTTTGGAGACTACATCTCAATAAAAGGAATAGAGCTTTCAAAAGCGCAAGTAAAACAAGTAAAAGAAAATGCACACGTAAGTATAGTCGGAAGGGAAATCAATATTGAAATCCCATGGCACAGAGTAATTAGCATAGAAAACCTAACGTATAAGTTAGCGCAAACAGGAGAAACAAAATGACAACACAGTATAAATTCGGACTCTCATCATTCTCAGAAAAGGCCCCTTCATTTGGTCAGAAACAAGACCGTTCTGATGGACCGCGCATTCCCTTCATTAAGCTAAAAGAGGGAAATAACGTAATCCGCATCATCACCGAGCCTTATAAGTATTACATGGCCCGATTTAAGGCAGATGAAGATGAGAAAGGGTTCGGCACTCGTATTAACTTTAGCGAGCCAACTGATGCTTGCCCACTCAAGAAAGCCGGATATTCACCTAAGGCCCGCTGGTTAGTTGGAATTATTGATCGCGCAGAAAGTCAAGTAGCGATTTATGATTTTAGCGTTCTAATATATGAGCCTTTGAACAACTTGAACGACGACCTTGAATGGGGTTCACCTACGGGATATGACGTAACAATTCGTAAAAACAGTAAAGCCCCGCCCGCATCGTTCTATAGCATAATGCCTCGTGGTAAAAGTCCATTATCAGCTTCAGACATTGCCTTAAGAGACGCAAATGTAGAGAAGCTTAATGAGACTTTGGTTAGACTTACAACTCCGCCTAGTGCAGAGAAGGTTCTAGCCAAGATGCAAGAGGCTGGGTACAAGGGTGGCGTTGTGGTCACTCCTAAGTATGCCAAGTCAAACGGTAAGGCAGAATTAGCTTCCGCATCAGATGATGATTATAATTTTGATCGTCCGTCTGCCCAAGCCTAATAAGCAAAATGATTGATATAAAAGGACGGTCTTAACGGGCCGTCCTTTTGTTTTAATAGAGGTAGTTATGAGCGGGTTAAAAAAATGTTCAGGAACAAATTCTTGCGGGCTAAAAAAAGAACTTAACAATGATAATTTTGTTTGGCGCAATGATTCTAATAAATGGCGCCCTCAATGCAGAGATTGCGTAAATGAAAATGATAAAAAGCGCGGTAAAATATATAGAGAGCTACATAGTGAGGTCGCTCAAAAATATAGAGATAATCATAAAGGCGAAACTAGACAGTATAAAGATAGTCACAAAAACGAAATAAAAGAATATAATAAAGAATATAAAAACAGCCACGCCGAATATTACAAGGAATATCAAAAGAAATATACAAAAGAAAGGCGTAAAAATGATCTTTGGTTTAGAACTCGCCACGATATTAGCATTGCAGTAAATCGTGCAATAAAACTAAATCGTCAATATAAAAAAGGGTCTATAACTGATTACTTAAATATAGGTAAAATGATAGAGTGTTTAAAATCTAAATATGAGTGGTGGATGACTGACAAAAATCAAGGTGTATATAATCCTAAAACATGGGATGATAATGACCCTAGTACTTGGACATGGCAAATAGATCACATTATTCCTCAATCAGATCTTCCGTACACAGAAATGTCACACGATCCTGAATCTAACTTTCAAAAATGCTGGGCTTTGGACAACATTAGGCCGTTAAGCGCCAAAATAAACATATTAGATGGCGTTACTAGGGCTAGACATAAAAAGAGGTGATATATACTAGGTATGCGAGTACTAGGGCTAGATGCCAGTTCGACAACTATTGGAATTTCCCTTTTGTCAACAGATAGTGATTCAAAAATTATTTTAGAACATCAAGAATTTTACAAACCGCCAAAAGAAGGGTCTATATTTGAGCGTTTATCAACTACTAAAGACTTTATATGTAAAAAAATAATCGAGTTAAGGCCGGACGAAGTGGCTATTGAGGATATAATTCAATTTATGAAGGGTGCTTCTGGGGCAAAAACAATAATTTTATTAGCTATATTTAATAGAACTATTGGGCTGGCTTGTTTTGATCTATTAAATAAAGATCCTGTATTATTAAGTGTAATGAAAATTAGACATAAACTAAAATTTAATAAGCAATTTCCTAAGAAAGAAGATATGCCAGAGATAGTTGCAAAACATTTAAATATTGACTTTCCTTATTATTATGTATTTGATAAAAATGGAAATATAAAAAAAAATAAAACTGGAGATAATAAAATTATGGTAGAAAGTTTTGATGTTGCTGATTCAATTGCGGCGGCATTAACGTTAATCTTAGAAAAAAAAACAATCAAAATAGGGAGATAACTATGGGATTTCAATTATACTGTAACAATAAGGGATGTTTTAAGCAAGGAGAACACGTAGTAGATAAATTAACAAACAATGTAATTTGCGTAGAATGTGGGAAAAATATAGATAACATTACTGATTTTACTAAACGGCAAATGGTTTCTTTAGGACAGGTAAAGAAAACTGAAAAAACTAAGCAAGCTTGGTCTGTTAAGTGCGAGGCGTGTCTTAAAGAGACACCTCCTAAGCTAAGTAAAGATAATAAGCTGGTTTGTGGCGGTTGTGCAAAAGAGTTAACTAAATTAGCCAGACCATTTGCCGATATGATCAAGCAGAACCTTATATCTTTAGGTAAGGCTAATCAGCGGTCATGAAATCAATACAAATCGAAGAACAGTCAAAGCTCTTCGAGGATGTAGTTAGTTCATGTCAATATATTTTGAAAAACGATGCTATTGCTGCGTCCGCTAGAGAATATCTAGACTCCAGAATTCCAAAAAGCTTCCAAGACAAATTTAAATTCGGTTATTTCCCTGCCAATGACCAGCTTAGTTTTATTAGCTCTCTTGTGGACAAAGATATATTAAAAAAACTAGGCCTAATATATCCTAAGTATTTGTCGGGCGGAGTTACTCATAACGGACATTTTACACATCATAATTTAATATTCCCATTTTCAGATATGTATGGAAATATTATAGCTCTAGTAGGCAGAACATTATTTGATAAGCAAAAACAAGACGCGCTAGAAATACCTAAGTACAAATATTCTTACGGTTTAAATAAAGAGTTGTATTTGTTTGGACTTGATTCGTCGCGCCAAAGTATAATTGAAAAAGATTATGTTATTTTGGTTGAGGGGCAGTTTGATTATTATTCTTGTAAATGTGCAGGAATAGATAATGTTGTTGCTTTGGGAGGGACCGCATTATCACGGTATCAGTTTTTTAAATTACGAAGATATACTAATAATTTCGTCCTCTTATTAGATAGTGATGAATCTGGTAGGCGTGCTTCAAAAAATATTAAGAGAAATTTTGGAGATTATGCAAGAATTATAATTAGTCAACCTCCCAGCGAATTTAAGGATATTGATGATTTTCTTATCAAAGAAGCTGATATATCTAGACGTAATCATTTTATAAATAATTTGAATAACTTAAGGCTGTAGGAGAAAATGACCGGGTACAGAAAATATAATTGTGATGATCATTTTTTTAAACAAGAATCTGAAGAGGCTTTTTATTGGGCCGGGTTTATTGCTGCTGATGGGTGCCTTCATATTAGCAAGCGTAACTCATATCAGGTAATTATTAATTTATCAGTAAAAGATCACGCTCATGTTGAAAAATTTAAAAAATCAATATTTGCCGAAAACCCAGTAATAAAAACAAAAACACACTCAAGAATAAGCGTATGTTCCAAAATAATGTTTGATGATTTAGCTAAATTTGGTATTGGCCCGCGAAAAACACACACTCATAAATTTCCTGAGTGGCTGGCTAATCATAAGTTAGTAAATCATTTTATGCGTGGTTATTTTGATGGTGATGGCGGGTTTTATTTAAGCACAGGAGGCTATACTCACCAAATGACCTCTAGAATTTGCGGCACAATAAGTTTTTTAAATACATACCGCAATATATTAATTAATAATAGAATATCTAAAACGCCAAAGTCATATATGTATAATGGGCAAGGGGCTTTAAATTATTCTGGAAATGTACAAAATTTAAAACTGTCAACGTTTTTATACGACAATTCTACAATTTGGTTAGAAAGAAAATATAAACAACATTTACAGCTATTGTCTTTAGTTGCATATCCAGATAAAATAACAAAGGAAAAATTAATAGATTCTTATAAGCGACTAGGCTCTTGTGAAGCTGTCGGTAAAGAACTTGGATATAATCACTCAAGTGTCTCTTTGTTAATTAAAAAATTTGGAATTACAGATATTTACAAGTATAATAAAAGAAAAATTAGTGTAAAAACAGGATTCACAAAGGAAATACTTATAAATGAAATATTGACACTAAAAAGCCCACAACTAATAGCTAATAAATATAAGTGCTCTTTGTCTACGGTGTATTTGTCTGCTAAGAAGTTTGGTGTAAATAATTTGTTTAATGGCCGCACTTTAAATAGAGGTGTGCCAGGAGCGTTACAACAGGAGAAAAATGGCTGATAGAACTAATAACCGTAGCAATCATTACCAACATTATTTCGCTGAGCTATCGTGCTCTCCTGAAATGTTAGCAGAACACGCTGAGGCAGAAGGAATGACTTCTACTGTCACTTCGGCTAAATATAATGATGAGCTTCATGATTTAAAAGATCAACTCAAGAAAGAGTTCTGGAGATTAGTTAATAGCGAACTTACTGATAGACAAAAAGAAGTGATTAATTTGTACTCTCAAGGGTTTACTCAAATAGAGATTGCTAAACAGTTGGGAGTTAATCAATCGTCAATTACAAAATCCATAAACGGTAATTGCATAATTTACAGTCAAAATATAGATACAGAAATAGGCCAAATTAAAATTGGGAAGCTTTATGATATATGGGCGGCTAAAGAAAAATTACCACTAGTAAAAACATACAATGAAAAAACTGAACAATTTGAATATAAAGAAATAACATATGCTTGGAATCGTGGAAAAAAAGAAGTGATAAAAATTACTTGTGGAAATAGTACTATAGAATGCACTCCTGATCATAAATTTCTAACAAATACGGGGTGGTTGGCAGCCCACGAATTAAATAGTGAAAATTATATTAAAACAACAACTGGGGCAATAAATGGAGATTTTGTGGCAGTTGAAAAAAATGAAGTTGTATTAGTGGCGAAGGAGGTTTATGATATTGAGGTAAAAGACAATCATAATTTTATAGTTGATAGTTTGGTTGCGCATAATTGTGACTACAGAAATGGTCGCAAAATTTATGGGGGAGCGCGCAAAAAACTTCGTAAATTAGCAGAAAAGGATGAGCGTATAATAGCGATAGTTGCCAGAATATATGAGTTGCAAGAGGAAGAAGGAATATTTTAAAGGAAATATATGGGGTATGGCGTTATTTATCTAATAACAAACAAAATTAATGGAAAGGTATATGTTGGGCAAACTACTGAAAATGTCCCAGAGGACAGATGGGACAAACACATATCAAAAGCTAAATGTAAAAGCACAGATGAACTTTATTATTTTGGGCGGGCGATAAAAAAATATGGCTCAGAAAATTTTACGTTTGAAATTATAAAAGGAGAATGTACAGACGAAGATGATTTAACATATTGGGAAATTTACTATGTAAACTTTTATGATTCAATGAATAGAGAGAAGGGGTATAATACTAGAGAGCCTGGCAGCAGAGGTAAACATACAGAGGAAACAAAGGAAAAGCTTAGAATAGCAAATACTGGCAAAATTCTCACAGATGAGCATAAGAAAAAATTATCCTTAGCGCATACTGGCAAAAAACTTACTGAACAATGCAAGGCCAAAATGTCAGCGGTCAGAAAGGGTAGGCCATTATCAGCCGAACATTGTGAGGCCATATCTACTGGTAGGACTGGTATTAAATTTTCAGAAGAGCATAAAAAGAATATGTCGCTTGTTAGAAGCGGTGAAAACAGCTCAACTGCTAAACTTACATGGGAACAAGTTAGAGCCATTAGAGAGGAATATGCAGGCGGAAATACATCAATAGGTGAACTGTCTGAAAAATATAATTCGGCAAATATTCTCTCTATAATTGATAATACTATTTGGATTGATCCTAATTATGATTGCTCTCAGGCCGAAAAAATAAAAGAAATAAACAAAATACCATCTGGAGAGCGTAATTCTCAGTGCAAACACACATGGGAAGAAATTAAGGCGCTCAGAGCAGAGAGTGATACAGATCCGTCTATTAGTTATACGAAGCTTGGAGAGAAATATAATATGGGACGAGTATCTGCTATGTTAATACTTAAAAATAGAACTTGGATTGATGAAAATTATGTGCCAGTTAAAGGCGCTATGGAAGATAAATATAGTAATAAGGTACAAAAAAGCATAAAATGACAATAGATATACTAAACCCAATAAATATTAAAATTTATGAACAAATCCTAAGCCTGAAAATGAAATATTTACGGATGGTATAGTTAGAGTTTGTAAAGATTTTATCTGCGAGTGCTTTACCCCTCTACTTGAAAGACGCATGATATCGGAAATTCAAAGATATACGAACGAATATTTTTATTATAAAGGTTGGGACAGAGCGTGGGAGGGCGGCGGCATATTCGATCAGTACGCCCATATATTTACTCCATATTTTGTTTCATTGGCATTTGAGAGAGATTATAGGTTTAGATTTGATGTGTTAGAAGCTCAGCGTAGGATTGATGAGTATGGTTGGGAAGGTAGGTATTAGGCGATATGAGCAAGGTA